CAACGTTAGCTTCTTCCGCAAACTAAAGAGTTTCTTTCTTTGCAGATCTTTACGATTTCAGAAAGAACTTCTTTTTTGCGCGCTGTTGAGTCGTCAATCGTTGCGCTTAATTGGTCGTATTCATCCAACAAACTTTGCGCCGTGACTGTGTTAATTTCTTTGTGCTTGTCTTCGAGGTGTTCAGGGTTTTCCAGTGCGATTACGTAACGATCATAAAATTCCAGTAAAACCGGCAAGTTGTCAGTAAACCATTTTGGGTCATATTCAATACGCTCTAGGCTATCGCCGTGTTTTGCCCACTGGTAAAAGTCGCACCACTGGCGACCTGTGCAGGCCATTTCCATTTGAACCTGGGCAAAGTAGTGCGGCTGCTCTGCGCAGGTCTTAAATTCTGGCGGGTTTTTATTGCGCTGCCCAAACGGGCATTTAATTTCAACAACGCCGTCATCATCAACAAGCCCGTCAGGGCTTGCGCCTAGCCAATCGTGGCTGGGGTGAACGTGAAACCCGGTATCATCAACCATGTTGCCGGTATCGCCCATATAGTCCAATGTCGCAAGCGGCTCATGTAATGTTCCGTAGTCCGTCGCTATGTTTCCGGCAAACTCAGATTCTGCGCCGTGATACTCGCGCACCATCTGGCGGATTAAATCTTCTGGCGTCCTCCATGGATTGACGCCCAAAGCTGCGCCAATGTTTGAGCCTGTCAATTTTCCTTTGCGGGCTTTAAACCATTCTTCGGATCGCTGTTCCATTTTGCTATTCCTCATTGGGTAGTGTCGGGGCGCAAGCGCCCCTAAGTTATTGATTTATATCAGAAAGGTACGTCGTCGTCGATGTCGTCAACTTCTTCCGGCTCAGGCTCTTTAGCTTTCGGCGCTTCTTTAGCTGCCTTGGCCGCAGCACCCTTGGCAGGCGACACAGCACTGACCCAGTTCCCGCGCTTGCGTTCATCTTTCGGGATGACTTGACCGTTGTCGTCTTTGTCCAGCTCCCAGATCTGAACCTTGATAGCCATAACCTTGCCCACAAGAGCGGTCATAAGATCTGTGTCGCTTGGCTCACCTTGCACTTTCATGAGCTTACCGCCAGCGTTCTGATCAACTGCGGCCAGCATGCGCTTAGCTTTGTCTGCGGTTGCCTGCGGGTCTTTGTCGCGACTGGTGCCAAAGACTTTTACCTTTTGAAAGATCACGCGCTTGGCGAATTCGTCAGGCTTCATTACGCGCCATTTAAGGCTGATAAATCGGTCTTCGTTGTATTCGTCCCATTTAGCTTCCTCTATGGCTGCAATACATCCTGTGTTGCCTGGGATTGGCTCAATGTCACCGCCGCCCAGTTCATACGCGCCGTTGTTTTCTACTGATGATCCGTCGTTAAGATTCCAGAATGACATAATTAAACTTCCTCATTGATTGCGGGTGCGGTTTTGCCGCCATTAAAAAACGGGATTAAAGCCAGTAATGGGTTTTGCTCTTTTTCTACGTCAATCTCTTCGGGCAGGCTGTAACGGTTTTTTGCGTCGACATAGCCGATAGTGCCGTCGCTGCTAGTAATCAAAACGCGCTCACCAGTGTTGGTAACGCGCCCATACTTTGTGGTTTGGCCCTTTTTGTTTTGCTCATGACCCATAACAAACTCGCGGGCCTTAAGGTACAAAACCGCATCACTTGAGCTAATATAGATCTGACGGGCTTCTCTGGCATGTCCATGCTGTAGGCCGTGTACTCTCCTGCATCTGGGCGGTTCTTCATTTTGACGACGCCGGTATGCGACAAGAAAACAACGGCAATGCCCTTGCGGCGTAGGTGCTCACAAGCCTGGCGAATCTTTACGTGCATTCCGGCAACTACCAAGAATCCTTTGTGGAAACCGCCCGCAGCTTCGCCAATGTTGTCAACGCCTTGCGGGTCAAACTCAACCACTTCCGACTCAAACAGCGAGTTCATGGATGTTATTGTGTCAATCACAACGGTTTTGAAAGAGTGATCAGCGGTAATTAGCTCGCGGAGCTGATCAATAATAACCTCGCTTGGCCGAATTTCACGCTTAAAGTTGGGCGCTGGAATTTCTGGGAAAAACTGCGGCTGCTTATCTTCTGGCCAAGTCTCAAAAACAGTAGAACCGTTCTCTGCCTGAATGAAAATGGGAGCCGGAAACAGTGCGGCAATGGTAGATTTGCCGACGCCTGGGAAACCTACGATTGTCAAAACCGGCGCTTGCGGTTCTGCTTTTTTTGCCTTCTCCAAATAGCTCATCTTGTTTCGCCTCATTGGGTGTTTGTCGTTATGACGGTTGCTAGATTATGCCGTTGCGGTTACTATGTCAACACCGAACACGAACACTTAGGATTAAAAATCATGACGACCGACGAAGCTAAGCATCATTTTGGTGGTATTAAAGGGCTGGCAACTGCAATCGACATTTGGCCGCACGTCATATACCGGTGGGGAAAGTTTCCGCCCATGCCGCGCCAGTACGAACTTGAGGTAAAGAGCGGTGGAAAGCTAAAGGCGGAACCTGAAAATGATCAGTGAAATTCACGACTACATAGAAGGCGGCTTTCGAGTCTTCGGGCTAAACGGCGTCACTAAAGGAGCCTGCGATTGCGGTGATAAAAACTGCAAGGCGCTTTTTAAGCATCCTGTGATTAGTAACTGGCAGAGCGTACCCCACTGGTCAGACGAGCAGATAGACACCTTTGACCAGCTTGGCCACTTTGACACGGGCTTTGGCGTACTTTGCGCTGGCTTCCTGGTAATTGACGTAGACGCACGAAACGGAGGGGTTGATTCGTTTAAGAAGTTGTGTGAAGACATTCCGGGATGCGCGGATTCTAAATTTGTAGTCAATACAGGCTCAGGCGACGGAAGCCAACATCATTATTTTATGATGACTGAAAGCGTATCTTTGTCTCAGAATTTAGACGCCTACCCAGGGGTGGACTTAAAATCTTCAGGATTCGTTGTGGGGGCAGGATCCAGCCACGCAAGCGGCGCTGACTATGAAACGGTTAAGGGTTTTCCTCAAGATGTGCAGCCGGCACCTGATGATCTTATAGAGCTGCTACGTAAGCCAAAGTTTCACAGGGTTACAACAGACGGCGGTGAAGTCGACGTTGATCAGGCTCAGATTGCTTTGTTGCTTACGTTTATTTCACCAAATACCAACTATGAGACATGGGTAAAGATTGGCATGGCAACCCACCATTGCACAGGCGGGGCAGGCTTAAACCTTTGGGATGAGTGGAGCGCAACGGGCGAAGACTACCCTGGCCATGAGCCTTTGGCGCGCCATTGGCACAGCTTTGGGAAAACATTAAACCCGGCTGGTTACGGTACGTTACTGCATCACGCCAGAGAAGGCGGATATACAGAAGATGTGACGTTTGAGTACAAGGGCGAGCCATTGCCTGCCGACCTGGATACAACCGGCATAGACCTAAAGCGCCCACCTGGATACATCGGGGATCTTACCGCATGGATAAACAACCAATGCCTTTACCCTCGTGAAAACTTGGCTGTTGCCGCTGCCCTGTGCGCCGTCTCAGGACTCGCTGGAATGCGCTTCATAGATGAGCTTGACGACATGAGCGCTAACATCATAGCGTTCTGTGTAGCTGGCTCAGGAACAGGCAAGGAGGCAGTGCAGCAAGCATACCTGAAGATTATGCAGGCAGCGTCGACACAAGGGGCAGTTCACGGCGGGTTCAAGTCTGAACAGGAGCTTATGCGCAACCTTCTGCGCCACCAAGCCGCATTTTACAGCGTCGACGAGCTTGGCCTTGTACTTAGAAAGCTGGAAAACGCCAGCAAACGCGGTGGCGCGTCTTATCTTGAGGGCATTATTGGCCTGGTTATGTCTGTTTACTCAAAAGCGAATGGCTACTTGCCTATCACAGGCGACCTTAAAGAAGAGATCCGAGAAACCATTGGGCGCGACTTGGCCAAAGTTGAAAAGAAAATAAACGACCTTCCGAAAGATAGCAGCCATGATTTAAAACTTGGCAAGCTGGAAGAGCTACGCGAACAGCACAGGGAATCGCTAGATAAGATTGACGACGGCTTAGATAGCCCCTACCTAACAATTTTGGGTTACACCACGCCAGTCACCTTTAACGAGTCGATGAGCTTTGAGCAGGCCACAAACGGCTTTATGGCGCGGGCCATGATCTTCGATGACTTAGAAACAAATCCCAGGCGCAAAAAGAATTTCAAAAAGCAAGCCATGAGCGAGGAGCTGGAAAACTCCATACGCAAACTTTACGCCCCGGGCGCGTTTGACGTTTTGGATACTGGCGGGCGCGTTGGCTTTACAGGATCAAAAACCGTTGTATCTACTGAGCCGGAAGCCGTGGATCTCTTAGAGAAGGTATACGAAACATTCCACGCGCTTGCTGAGAACACAAGGGCAACACAGGTTTGGAGGCGATACCCAGGCGCGGCTATGAGCTTGCGGCCAAGGTGTCTTTGATTCTGGCACTGCCTGGCGGCATAAGAACCACTGAGCATGTTAAGTGGGCGTTCGCTTTGGCCACGAAGGATGTCGATAGGAAGATCAAACTGACCTATTCCTCCGAAAAACCAGAAGAGTCTGACGGGTTGGCGGCTAAGGTTTTGTCACTGGTAGACAGTGACCACGGCGAAACTCTGGGCGTTTTGTCAAACAGGATGCGCGGAACGCCTAAAAAGCAGCTTGAGGATTTGCTTTTAAAGATGTCGGAAAAGGGAATGCTAAGGGCTGAAGAGTCTGTTCATCCTTACAGCAAAAAGAAAGTGGTTAGGTACTTTGCACCAAAGTGAAAACGCTGTACTGTGTTGGTTATCAAGGGGTTTTAAGGCGAGTGCTTAGTGTGGATAGTGGGTGGATAGTAGGCTTTTACTAAGCACTAAACCTAAAGAAATCAAGAAGTTAACATGGTGGATAGTGCTTAGTAAGATTACAGAGAAAGACTTTTAAAAAGGCCTCTTTTTAGAGGTCTTTTTTTTGTCTCTACTATCCTCTCTATCCACTATCCTCTATATATATCTGGTAATAATATATATATAAAACAATACCTTAAAATACGAATGATTTTTATTCGTGCATAGTAGAATTTACTAAGCACTACTAAGCACTTTTTGCTTGCACCCTCCCAAATCTGTGTTACTGTTAACCCATCAACCCAAACCACAAAAAGGACATCACCATGTACGCGCCAAGGCAAGAGAAAGTCAAAGCGTCCTGCCCAGCCTGCCAGGCCACCGTTACAAGCTGGCACGAAGAGGATCTGATAGACCAGCACGGCCATTGTGCAGATTGTGAGGTGCAGGCAGTGCAGGGAGCCGCGCACGCAACGAACACCGATTAACCTAAGCTACCCTAC